TTTAGTGGACTTAGCAGCACCGTTTGCTCGTGCTGGGCGTCCGACCTGCGACTTTGCAACAAACAAGCATGTGTTGCCAGCAGCAGGTATGACACTTAACATCTCACGCATGACTACAGGAACAAGCACTGCAATTCAAGCAACTGAAAACTCTGCAGTCTCTGAGACAAACGCTGATGATACACTCTTGACTATTGATGTGCGTACAATCGCAGGTCAGCAAGATCTATCAAAGCAGGTAATTGAAAGAGGTTCTGGCGTTGATGCATTCGTCGTACAGGATCTAATTCGTTCCTGGCACACAACTCTTGACAACCAGGTTCTAAATGGTACTGGCGCTTCAGGACAAATGCTTGGTATTGATGCAGAACCAGGTAAGAATAACATTACTTACACTGAAGCAGCACCTACAGTTGCGAATTTGTATCCAAAGTTGGCAGATGCATACCAAGAAATTCAGACAAGCGTGTTCATGAATCCTACACACTGGATCATGCACCCACGCCGTCTCGCATTCTTGCTTGCTGGTGTTGACTCACAGGATCGTCCACTCGTTCTTCCAGCCCTAAACGGCCCATTGAACGCAGTTGCGACTGGAGCAGGCGCAGTAGGATACGGTAACTCTGGCTACACATTGATGGGTCTACCTATCATTGCAGATGCCAATGTTCGTACAGATGCTGGCGCAGGTAACGATGAAGATCGTATCTATTGCGTAACCGCACCTGAACTACATCTCTGGGAGCAGTCTGGCTCACCATTCGCATTGTCATTTGATGCAACTGGTGCAGGCTCACTCACAGTTAAGTCTGTTGTCTACGGATACTCAGCATTCTCTGCTGGTCGTTATCCAGGATCAGTATCTGTAATCGCAGGTACTGGCTTAGTAGCACCAACATTCTAAGTTAAGTTTGCATAGGGTTGATCCTGTGCAATACTTAGAGTAATCTAAGGGAAGGGCAGGCTGGCAGACGCCCCGATTTGTCAGCCTGTTCTTTTTAAAACGAGGGCATATGAAAAAACTTAAAAAGATATTTAGAATTAAGAAGGAAACAGCCACTGCTCTACCTAAAGTAGAAAAGGCTATGTTGCCTAAATTGGAGAAGAGGAGCAAATGAGTCAATCCAGTACAGTATATACAACCTTGTCTGATGTTAAAGATGGTCTACAAATTACTGACATTCTTGACGATACCGCTATTGAAGCAGCCATTTTATCTGCAAGTCGTCAGATTGATGAATATTGCCAAAGATTTTTTTATCAAGAGGGTACAGTAGGAAGCCCATCTACAAGATACTACACAGCACTAAATCCATGGTCATTAGAGATAGATGATATTGTCACACTAACAGAAGTAGCCACAGATACAGGCTTTGATACACCTTTGCAATATGACCAGGTATGGAATTTATCATCAGACATTATGGTAGAACCTGTAAACAATGTCAAAAAGGGTTGGCCATATACAAGATTATTGGCGGTAGGAGAATATGTCTGGCCATACTTCTTCCCACAAACATGTAGAATTAAAGGCGTATTTGGATTTCCAGAAATACCATATGAAGTAGAATTAGCCTGTAAGATACAGGCATCAAGATTATTTGTTAGAAAGCAATCACCATTTGGAATTGCAGGATCTGTAGAATTGGGTACAGTTAGATTAAATTCAAGATTAGACCCAGATGTAGAAATGTTACTAAAAACATTTAGACGGAATCAAGGATTGGCTTACTAATGTTAAATATAGGGCCAATTAGAGATGCGTTAGGAACAAATTTACAAACAATTATTGGATTAAGAGTATATGATACGCTACCAGATGTTGTAGTTCCTCCATGTGCTGTAGTTGGACAATTAGATTTCACATTTGATGTTGACAATGCTCGTGGTTTAGACCAGGCATCTACAGACATATTTGTGATTGTACAGAGATTTTCAGAAAGAACAGGGCAAGCAAAACTTGATTCTCTTCTTGCTGGAACAGGTCCTAAGTCAATTAAGACTGCCTTAGAATCAGACAGAACATTAGGTGGACTTGTAGACACTCTTAGGGTATTAAGTGCTGATGCTGGTACTTATTCTTCTGGAGATCAGACATTTTTATCGTATCGTTACAATTTAGTAATCTACGGATAAGGAGAGGTAGTTATGACATATAAAGTTACTTCAGATCGTAAGGTCTGTGGTGTACGACCTGGCGAAACAATAACTGAGAATGATATCATTGCTGCAGGAGGAAATGTTAAATTACTTCTGTCTTCAGGAGCAATCTCAGCAGTTGCAGAGCCAAAAGCAAAAGCAATAAAAGAAGAACCACAAGTGCAGAAGGAAGAACCAGAAGCATTTGTTTTTAATACATATAACAATGAAGGAGATAAATAACAATGGCACGAATAGTGTTAACAGATGTACAAGTAGTATTTGGTGCGTCAGACGATCTTAGCGATCACATAGCGTCAATTACATTACAGTCCACTTACGATGTGCTTGAGACTACTGCATTCGCTGGTGGAGCAGTTCCAGCAGCAGCAAAATCTCGTATTGCAGGACTTGTTGATAACTCAGTAACATTTGAGTTTCATCAGGACTTTGCTGCAGGCGAAGTAGACGCAGTTCTAAGCGCAGCATTAGGAACAGCCTTAGCATGTAAGGTTAGACCTACAACTGGTGCGATTTCAGCAACCAATCCAGAATACCAATTCAACGCTTTGATTTCAGACTATACACCTCTTGCAGGTGCTGTAGGAGAACTCAGCACGGTATCTGTGACATTTCCAATCGTAGGCGCAATTGTTAAGGATGTAACTCCATAACATGGCCAAGATAGTTTTAACAGATGTAAGTGTAACATTTCAGCAACTTAATTTTGCAGTGACTCCACCAGTTGGTGTTGGTCCTGTCTATGATCTTAGTGATCATATTTCAAGTGTTGCCCTGTCAACTGTACACACAATTGTTGAAACTACAGAAGTCGGACAAGTCTACAAAAGAGTAATTGCAGGTCTTGGTACTAACACAGTTAGTTTTGAGTTTTATCAAGATTTTGCAACTAACTCTGTTGAAGATGTGTTCTATGACTGGATTGGAACAAAGGTTTTATGTAGAGTTAAACCTACAAGTGGTGTAATCTCTGCTCAAAATCCTGAGTACAGGTTCCAGACGCTTATTTCCGAATGGACGCCTTTAAATGCAGGCGTAGGTGAACTAAGCACTGCACAAGTACAATGGCCAATTAGTGGCCCAATTACAAAAGATATAACACCTTAAAGGGGCGTAATAAAATGGACGGACTAAAAATAAAAGTAAAAACAACAGACGGACAAGAAGGCACATATAGCCTTCGTCCCAAGACACTTGTTGCATTTGAAAACAAATACAACAAAGGTTTTGTTAAGTTACTGAGCGAAGATCAAAAATTAGAACACATCTACTTTTTGGCTTGGTCAGCAATGAGAGACTCTGGAAAAGTAGTAAAGCCTTTTGGCGATGGATTTCTTGACACACTGGAAACTGTGGAGTTAGAAACAGACCCAAATTCAGAATCCACAGAGACAGTCTAACCTATACGGTAGCAACTATTTCTGTGGAGACTGGGCTTTCTCCAAACGATTTGCTTGAAGCACCAGATGGTGTTCTTGAAGCAATTGTTATTTATCTCAAGGAGCGATCAAAGAATGCGAGTAGGTAATGGCTAAAAATGCAATAGAGTTGGTTGGCGTTAAAAGAACTCTTATGGCATTGGAACGATTTGACAAGAATGCAGTAAAAGAGTTTAATAAAATTGTTAACTCTGAACTTAGAACTGCCAAAAAAGACGCCTTGGGCTTTGTCAAAAAAGATCCACCACTTAGCGGTTGGAATACTGCACCTGCTCGCAATCCTCGCACTCGTGGTGGTGCTGGCTGGCCTGCTTGGGATCAAAGCATTATTAAAAGCGGAATATCTGTCACAAAGGCAGAGGGTAAAGTTAGAAAAGATTACACCACAAATGCTGGTGCATTAAAAAACAAATCAGCAGCAGGTGTTATTTATGAATTATCGGGTAGAAAAAACAAGTCTGCTGGTAAAAATAAGTTTATTAGTAACTTAGAAAGTAAAACAGACAACGCTTCTCGTTTAATCTGGAAGGCTGTAGATAAAAATAGAGACAAAATTGTTAAAAATGTTAACAATGCGTTTAAAAAAGTAAAATTAGAATTACAAAGAAATTTAGAGAAGGAGAGAGGATAATATGCCAACAGCAGGAGCAGTAATTGCACGAATTCTTTCTCAGTACTCAGACAAAGGTAGTAAGGCTGCTCAAAAAGACATAGCCAGACTTGGTAAAAAGATAGATGCGTTTGGTAAAAAGGCTTTCAAGTCTTTTGGTCTTGCAGCAGTTGGAGCAGCAGCACTGGCTGTAAAAATTGGTAAAGATGCTGTTCAAGGAGCAATGGAAGATCAAAAACAACAGGCTTCCTTAGCGCTTGCCCTTAAAAATACAACAGGTGCCACAGAAAGCGCAATAGAGGCCAACAGTAGATATTTAGATTCTCTTGAATTACAGGTAGCAATTGATAATAATCAATTAATACCTGCCCTGCAAAAATTAGCATTGTCTACTGGAAATTTGACAAAAGCACAAGAACTGTTAGAATTATCCACAGATGTGGCTGCGTTAGCAGGCGTAGATTTAGCAACAGCCTCAACAGCAATAGCAAGAGCACATTCAGGACAAACTACTTCATTAAAGAGACTTAATCTTGGTCTTGAAAAAACTGTACTTGAATCAGGAGATTTTACAAAAATACAAAAGGAATTAGCAAAAATAAGCAAGGGTCAGGCTGCTGCAGCAGCAAATACTTTTGCGGGCAGAATGGAAACATTAAGGCTAAAGTTTGCTCAGATAACTGACAAATTAGGATATGCATTAATTCCAGTATTAGAAAGACTTGCTGAAAGAATAGAAACTACAGTTATTCCTGCCATAGAAAGATTTCTTAGATTAAATCAAAAAGAAATTGTAGATGCTTTTGACGGCGTAGTTAAAATTATTGAGAGAGCATCAAAAGCCCTGATTGGACTTGCTGGAATTCTTAAAAGATTTGAGCCACTAATTAATATTATCGGTTCTGGTATTTTAGCGATAATTGGTTATCTAAAATTGCTTGCTGGAATTAAAACAGTTGGCTTAATTATTGCAGGTTTAGGTGCAGGTGTTAAAAGAGTTCAAGAAGACTTGGTTGGTCTTGGATCTACTATAGATGGAGTAGGTGCTGCTACTAAACGAGTTGATGAAAACTTAATTATTTTTGGAGTTAATACCGCAAAACTTGGAGCAAATCTAAAGGGCCTTAAAGATGTTGTTGGTCCTATTAACAAAATAAAGTTTGCATTTAATGGTGTTAAGATGGCAATGACTGGTGCTGCGCTTATTGCAGCAAAACTAATAATTGCCTTACTTGCCCTATATGCTATTTATTTAGGTCTAAAAAAACTCTTAGAAAAATTTGCCAAAGATGATAGAAAAAGAGATGCAGAAAAAAGAATAGCAATAATGAAAGAGCAGTTGGCTGCTGAAAAACTTGCTGCAACATATGATTCTGCTGAAACAAGAAGAGCAAAACTTATACAAAAGACCAGAGACCAGCAAAAAGTTATTCTTGACGGATTTAAAGAAATTGAAAAGGCAGTTAAAGATGCAAACAAACAAGCAGCAATTGATGCCAAATATCGGGCAATGGAGTTGGCAGATGCTGAGAAACAAAGAATATTACAAGAGCAAATAAACAAATTAAAGAAATTTGGAGTAACGGCTACAACCGAGCAAAATCCTATTGAATTAGCAGCAGCAGCCAAATTGTTAGAAAAGCAAGGCTTAGTTGCAAAAGAAGAAGTAAAGAAACTTGAAAGATTAATGGAAGAGAACCTTCTATTAAAAGCGAAAGAAACCCTACAACTTAGAATATTAGATATTCAAAAAGCCCTTGCTGATCAAAAACTTGACACCAAGGAAATTGAAGATTTATCTAAAAAGTGGGGCATCTCTAAAGAGGCTGTAGCAGCATACATTCATATTGTAAAGTCTGTTGAAGACCAAGTAATTAGTACTGACGAAATTCAAACTCTTGCAGATCTTTTTGGTACCAGCACAGAAAATGCACATAAGTTCCTTGAAACATACATGCGTATTCAAGATGGATTACTAAGTTCAGCCGAAGTCTTTGACTTAATTAAACTGGGATTCTTTAAGACTGAAGAAGAAGCAAGAAAATATGCAGACTATGTTGCAGTGGTGCATGATGGCCTTGTTGATGATGAAGAGTTTGAAAAACTTAGAATAAAGTGGAACGACAGAATACAAGATGTTGTTAACTATTTTAAGGAGATGGGTGTAAAGTTTGACTATCATGGAAAACTTATAAATCCAGTAGACACATTAGCCCTATCATGGAAGAATGCAGGAGATGCCTTAGAGAGATTCTTGATGCTGCTAAATACTGGTAAGTTTGACTATAATAAATTTGTTCCACCTGTAATCCCTATTCCTGGCCCTGGCCCTGGCCCTGGCCCTGGCCCTGGTCCTGGCCCTGGCCCTGGTCCTGGCCCTGGTCCTGGTCCTGATCCTGCAGTAGCAGCCGTTGAAGCAGCAGCAGCAGCAACCACAAAGGTTGCAGAAGAGATTGCTACCCTTACAGCACTTCGTAAGACTACAGATCCTGGTACAGGAATTAATTTCTTGCTCAAAGAACATATTGATGCATTACAACATAATTCAAAAGTGTATTCATCAGGAGTGGATGAGCAGTCAAAATTGAGGGCTATGGGCTTTTTTGATCAACCAATTCCTTCTACATTTGATGTTGCTGCATTCCGTAAGGCTGAAGAAGCATCTATGGCAAACTTTACAGCAGCAGTAGCCAGTGAAGTTGATGAAAGATCTAAATTTAGATTCAGTTCTCCAACATCAACTGCTGGTTCAAATTTTGGTGCTGGCGATTTTCGTATGCGGGATAATGTTGAAATAAAAATAAAGATTGAAGCAGACGGAGACGATTTGTCTAATGCTATTAGAAATAGTCTTTTGTTTTCACAGTCTAACGGTGATCAAATAACTTTGCAGGCGGTTTAAAATGACGCTACCAGTATTAAAAGTAGAAATTGACTTTTCAACGGGAGCATCATTTGGTTTTCCTTTTATCTTAGATTCTGTTTCTGATGGTATCTTGGATACAAATATTTTGGCAGATAGCCCATTAGACCTTGCTGATATTACTTCTCAAGTCAGAAGAGTGACTACTCGTAGAGGTCGTAACCGTATTCTTTCCAACTTTGAGGCAGGAACTGCAACGGTAGTGCTAAATGATCCTAATGGTGATTTTAACCCACAG